AAATCCTGAAGGAGAAGTTTGGGAATGACTTGTCTTGGATTGATCAGGCAGATCTGAACGCTGCCGCTTCGTTTGTCTTGGCGGGCAAGGAAGATCAACTCCGAGCACTGATCGACTCCGGCCAGTTTGGCAAGTCAGGCCAAAACCTTGGTGCCGGTGAGTATGGCTTCTACAGGCCCAGAGACATCACGTCAGTGGACCGTGATTACGTTCCGCCTGAGGGCTACCGTATTGCAGGCCCCAACGAGCGCAACACCGCCACCGTTGCTTATGACGCAAACGGTATCCCTGTCTACGTTACGCAGTCATCCGGCGCCTCTGCACAGCGTCTGACCGCTGCCGAGCAGATTGCCCTTGACATCAAGGAAGGCCGCCTCAAAGAGGGCGACATCGAGATGTCTGATCCCTTGACGGGTCAGATCTACGGCGCTGTTGCTGATCCCTACTCTCCAAGCAGCACTTTGGCTCGAGGCATCGTCGCTACGGCGAAGAAGGGTTTTGGCGAGCAGATTGGTTACGTTGGCGACATCATCAACTCCGACAGGCTGCGTGAGATCGGCGGAGAGATGAATCTCAGTGGTCAGGCCATGACACCTGACATTGTTCGTCAAGGCCAAAAGAGCGTTGCTGACACTTTGACCAACACAGAGGGCGGCGCAAATAAGTTGATTGCCCTGTGGGAGTTGGCGAAGTCCAATCCCGGCGCGATCGGAGCGGCCTTTGGTGATTGGGTTGGAACTGAGTTGTGGCAAGAACTTCTTCCCGTTGGGGGATCTGTTGCTGCGGGTAAGTTTGTCAACAACGCCGCCAAACTGGCCTTCTCTGAGAAGATTGCCGAGAAGATCGGCATGAGTTCTGCGGTTAGCGTTAACGCAGGTCTTGACGGTGCGGAGGCTTATGCCGCCACTTACCGTGATGTCAAGGATCGCCTCCTTGCCATGGGTTTTAGCGAAGCACAGGCCAACACCAACGCAAACTTGGCCGGTATTGGTGCTGCAGTCGCCGAGATTGGGGCGTCTGTTATCGGCGAGGGGCCAATTGTTGCTGCTGCGACCAAAGGCATTCCGACGAAGTTCCTGCGTACAACGGTTACTGAGTCTCCATCTGAAGCGCTTGCAAGCGGAGCCCAAGAAACACTTACTCAACTTGCAACTCAACGTGCGGGTACTGGCCTTGATGTTGGCTCTATCCAAAACCAAGCAATCATCGGTGGACTTGTTGGCCCCGGAACAACTGGAGCGGTTGCCGGTGCGGCCAACTTGGGTGCAGCAGTTTCCGGCGGAACTGACGCGGCGGCCGCAACCGGAACAGGCGCAGGCAACGCTTCTGGCACGACCACTTCCGTCTCCGGCGGAACGGCAACGGTCACGAATGCTTCTGGTCAGACGACAGAAATCTCCGTTACGAACGACGACATCTCCAGTGGCAACCTGACAAACAACGTCACGACGGCTGTTGATTCTGGAGCGGATGCCGCCTCTGTGGTCAGTGCTGCGACAAACGCCGCGGCAAACTCCGGCGCTGATACGAACGCAGCCACCAACGCTGCTGTCAATGCGGCCAACGCTGCAGGCGCTAACGTATCCGTGTCTGGCGGGGTTGTCACAAGCACCCAGACTCAAGGCGGCGTGACGACCAACTCTACGGTGGACAACAACACCGGAGTCAGCCAGTCCACCTCTACGAACGCAAATACGGGAACGACTACTCAGTCTTCGTCTGATGCGAACACTGGGGTGTCTCAGTCCACGACCACGAACCAGAACACTGGCGCAACGACTCAGACGGCTACCGATACCAAGAGCGGCACGACTACGCAAACCGACTCCAGTGGCGGCGTCAACACGCAGACTCAAACCAACAACAACACTGGTACTCAGGTTCAGACTCAGACCGACACCACTACCGGGACCACCAGTCAGACTCAGACGAACAACAACGTCACCACTCAGACCAACAGCAACGCAAACACTGGGGTCAACACTCAAACGGCTACTGACTCCAACACCAATACGTCTACGACTACGCAGACGGATACGAACACGAACGTCACGACGCAGACTTCCACGAACAACAACACTGGAGTCACAACCGAGACGACGACGGACGCGAACACGACAACGTCCACGACGACTGATACCAATACCGGAACGACGACTCAAACGTCCACCAACACCAATACCGGAGTTACGACTCAGACTTCGACCAACTCCGGGGTGACGACGGAGACGCAGACGGATACCAATACGGGTGTTACGACTCAAACCTCCACCGATACGAATACGGGCGTCTCAACAACGACCAATACGGACACCAACACTGGCGTCACGACTCAGACTCAAACCGACACCAACACTGGGACAACGACTGAGACTCAGACGGACACGAACGCGGGTGTTACGACTCAGACTCAGACAGATACCAATACTGGTGTAACAACTCAGACGACAACCGACACCAACACGAACGTCACGACTCAGACGACGACGGATACGAATACCAACGTCACGACTGAGACAAAGACTGATGTCAGCACTGGTGTCACAACGTCCACGTCCACCAACACCAATACTGGCGTCACGACAACCACCGAGACCAACACGACGACTGGTGTTACGACTCAAACCACGACCGACGACAACATCTCTGTCACGACGACGACTGACTCGAATACCGGGGTCACCAATAGCGTAGTGACGGATCTGACAACAGGTACGCAAATCGTCGTTGACTCTCCGCCTGTTGACCCGGTCAAGCCTGTTCCGCCGGTCAAACCTTTGCCGCCGGTCACTCCGATTGATCCCGTTCCGCCCGTCAAAACGGTGGACCCTGTTTCGCCTATCTCTACCGTCAACCCAGTCAATCCGGTAACTACGCCCCCGAAGACAAGCGTATCGTTCCCATCCGTTGCGGCTGCTTCTTTGCCTGCTTTTATCGGAGGCGGAGAACTGGGGCGTCTTGCACCTCAATTCCTAGAGTCCAAGGTCACCCAAGGCTATGTTGATCCTCTTGCCCAATTCCGTCAGGCACAAGAACAGTTTGAAAGAGAAGCCATGATGCAGAACATTGACCCTCGTCTGATGCAGATCCTGTCCCAACGAGCAGGCCAAGAAGAAGGGGCTCTTGGGCAGGCCGTCAATCAGCCTCACTACACCTACGGGCAGGAAGACTCGATCGACGACATCCTTGGTGGTCAGGCTGCCAACTATGCCAAGGGCGGGTACGTCCAACCCCTGATGGCAAAAGAGGGCGGGATGGCCTTACCCCTCTTGGCCAAGGAAGGCGGACTTCCGACGCACCGCGGTGGCCGAGAGGACTTTAAGCACGGCAAGCACGTCGCCGGAGAGGGTGACGGGCAGTCTGACGACATCCCGGCGTGGCTTGCAGACGGGGAGTTTGTCTTCCCGGCGGACGTAGTTTCTGCCCTTGGAAACGGCTCTACCAAGGCCGGAACTGACAAGTTGTACGAGATGATGCACAGCATCCGGGACAGGGCGCGGTCGAAAGGTCCAAAAGATCTTCCTCCACCCGCTTTGAAATCTCCCCTTGACTACCTAAAATCGAAGCGGTAAAGGAGCGATCATGTCACTTTTCGAAGGCACCGCACCGCCGAATGTAGAAACCACCCGGACTACAGCGGCGACTGCTCCACAGTACCTTACTGACTATCTGACTCAACTGGCCCAGACCGGCCAAGCCCAACTGGGTTTGACTGGTTCGGATCTGGTTGCTGCTCCTTCTGCCTTGCAGCAGCAGGCGTATCAGATCGCTCCGGGGGTGGCCACGGCCTACCAACCGGCCATGACTGCAGCCCTGCAGGCGGGTCAAGGTGCAGCCGCTCCGGTCACACAGCAGGACATCTCTGCCTTCTACAACCCCTATGAGCGGGCTGTAGTCGATGAGATGCAGCGCCAGAGTGCCCAAAACGTGCAGCGCAGTATGCTGCCTCAACTGCGGTCTGCCTTCGGCGGAACTGGAGCATTCGGCAGCCAACGCTACGCAGGGGCCATTGGACAGGCTCTGGGCGACGTTCAGGCCGATCTTCTAGGTCAGCAGTCCAAGTACCGTGCTGCAGGCTACCAGAGCGCTCTGGATGCGGCCATGAAGCAAAAGCAGACGCAGCAGGCTGCAGCAAGCGCTCTTTCCGGCATTGGAACGGGATCTGAGACTGCGGCAACTTCTGGCCTCAAGGCTCTTGCAGATCTCGGTGCAACGCAGCAGGCCTACGAGCAAGCCAAGATCGAAGCCCCGACCGTCCGGGCTCAGAACATCGCTCAGATCCTGCGTGGATATACCTACCCGACCACGACGACTGAGAAGTACGTTGGACCGGCGTCCTCTTATGGACCATCTCCGCTGTCTCAAGTTGCGGGCCTTGGAAGCCTGATCGGCTCTATGTTCGGTAACGCAATTGATCCGAAGACTGGTCAACCCATTCAAACTGGCATTGGGTGGAAAGCCTTGGGAGGTCTTAAAGATCTATTTACCCAAACCGGCGACACCGTGAAGGGAATTAATCCAATCTTCACCGGCATTGGTGGCACCGATGGCATTGAAATCTGACCAGTCGGGAGATAACTAGCCATGGCAACCGCTCAACGTACTCCTCTGTCTCTGCTTGCCGAGTCTCCGGAGGAGCAGGCGACGATCGACAAGGTCATTCAAAGCCGTAAGGCTCTTGAGGCGGCTTTGGCCTCTCGAGAGCAACAACTGTTCGATCCAGTTCTCTTGGCGATGGCGCAGGGATTTTTGGCGCCTACCAAGACGGGCGGCTTCGGCGAATCTTTGGGCAATGTTGCGGCGACGGTTGGCCCTGCTCAAGAGGCTCAAAACAAGAGGGCCATTGAGAACGCCCAGATGCGGATGGAGTTGGCTCAGATGGAAGCGGGTGAGGCTCAAGCCGCCCGCGGAGAGCGCGAATTCAATCGTCTTATCGGCGGTGTCTCGCCGTCTGGCGCCGCCAAGGCAGCACCCGATGCCACCACCGGAACCGCCCCTCAACAAGGTATGCGACCGCTGAATGAGTCTGATATTGCTCGTCTTGCTGCCATGCCCGGGATGGAGGGAAAGGCAAAAATCCTTTCCGACATGGTGAAGTCTCAGCGCGATCGATTCAAGATCTCCATGAACGGCATCGTGTTTGACAGCGACACGCAGCAGTATCTGGATCTACCGATCCCCGGTCAGAAGCAGGAGGAGTTCACCACTCCTTACGGCAAGTACATGATGACGCCTTGGCAATACTCTCAGTACGAGAAGGCCGAAGCGGAAGGCAAGGGCGCTGAGTGGATGGACAAGTTCCGTCGTCCCGGCGGGGTTGCAAAGCCCACAGAACAGGCTCCGGGGCGCCCAACGGTTGGTGAATCGGCTGCCGCTCAAAAGCAACGAGAGGCGGAGGCGGAAGCCGCGGGTAAGTCTCGTGCAGGCCAAACGACTCAAGTGCGAGAGGCCGGTAAGGCGGCTCTTAGTCTGATTCCTACTTACGATCGGATGGAGTCTATTCTTCGCACCCCCGGCATCGATCAAGTGCTTGGTGTTCTTGAGCGCGGAGATGTTGTCTCTGGACTTGGAAGTCTGGTGGAAGAGGCTCTTCGAGTCGGCAACTTTTCTGTTGGCATTCCTGCGGTTCGCAAACTGGTGGCCCAAACTGGCGCCTCGCAAGATGTGATTGATGCTGCGGCGGAACTTGGCCAACTCTTGGCTATGACGCAGTTTGAGCAGCGCAAGGGTCTTGGATCTGGAACCTCTGTATCAAACTTTGAGCAGCAGATGGTCAATGCCATGGGCCCAAATATGACGGATACCCTGCGGGCGTTTGGAAAGAAGTTGAACTTCATGCGCGAGAAAGCCAAGTTTGAGCATGAACTGTCTTCCGCTTTGCGTAAGAGCAAGATGCAGTACGAAGACTTTGAGGACACGCCTGAGTTCCAGAAGATCTTCTCTGACTATCAAAAGCGTGTGACCAACATCGTCTATCCCGGCAAGAAGCCTTTCACCGTCGTGAGGTAACTCGTGGCTGACAAAAAATTCAAGGTTGAAGGCCCAGATGGGCGGGTGATCATGGTCACTGCCCCGGAAGATGCAACCGATGCCCAGATTGAGGCGATTGCTTCCGCAGAGTTCTACAAGAAACCCGCTCCTGAACGCCCTAAAGCCGTCATGGATGAAGAGGGCCGCATGAGGATTTTGCGTGCCGAGCAAGAAAGGGCCGTTCGAGTACTCAAACGTGCCAACGACTCTGGCGATATGCAGGCTATTCGTCGCGCTCAAGGCGACTTGGATGCAGTTTTAAGAGAAATTCGCAACAGTCCTATTTCTGGCGGCACCACAGAGCCCCCCAAACCCCCTCCCGTCTCTCCGGCTCAGACACTGGCCACAAAGGCTCGTGAGATGACGCAAAGCGTCGATCCGACTCGAGCCATAATTGATCTTGCTGCTGCTGCGGGTGGTGCAGGCGGTGCTCAGGTAATGCAAAGCCTTGGCGCTGCCCCCGGCGTTCAGATGCCTCAACCTACTCGAGGGGTGGCGGGATGGACCGAGCAGATGGGATATGGTCAGCGCGGAGGTCAGACTTACAAACAGGCTCACGAGTTTGAGCAAGGACTTCGCAAAGGCGCCAAGATTGGCGGCATTCAACCTGAGTTTCGGTTTGCAAAGCCTCCTGTGATGGAGCCATCCGGATTGCAGAGAGCCAGTCAGTTCATGTCCTCTATGCCCAAAACCGTGGGCGCTCTTGGAGGGTTGGGAATGGCCGAGTCCGGCATGGAAGCCATGCGTCGGATGGATCAAGGTGACCCTGTTGGAGCCTCAATCGCCGGTATGGGCGCGATTGGAGGTGGCGCAGCAATGATTCCGGGTGGTCAACTTTTGGGAACTGCCATGAGCGTTGGCTCCCCCCTAACCCTGTACCTGCTAGACAAGATGCGCTCCCGCGGAATCTCTGGCCCTGAGGCTCAACGGATGTTGACAAACGTAGACCCTATGGGCAACCCAATGCCTTAACCGAATCTCTCCAAGTCTCTCTGCAGTTGCCAAACCAAGAGAGTTAGGCCCCTTCGGGGGCCTTTTTTATGCGTGTCCTGCCGTGCAAGTGGCCAAGAAGACAAGCCTTCTGTTGTGCTCTTCCATGTCTTCTAGGGCCTGCTCGTAGCCCTTATCAAAGATGAGGGAGAAGATCTTGCTCATGTACGCATCTTCGTGCTTGGAGCCCTTGTCGTACTCTTCTGCAAGAGCAACGATCTCTTCCCAGTTGGCCTCCAACTTCCCGTCGGTGACCTTGATGAGGATCACTTTTGAGCCTTGAGCCACTTCTTGAGCAGGACGCACTGTTCAACGATTTCGTCTGTCAAGGACGTAGCCTCTTGGTACTTCTTCTCGAGGCACAGATCGTGGATTTGACGCTCCAGTTGCTCGACCTTGATGAGCATGGGGGCGTAGTCAAACAGGTCCGGCATATCGGGCCGCTTCGTCAACCAAGTCATCAAATTCACGGAGTTGCTTCCTTGTTGCGAAAAGACCAGACTCGTTCGTTAGCAGTTCGCGGACCTCGTGATACCTCTTGGAGTCCTGATCAAACTTCTTGACGATCTCGAGGAAGAGGGGCAGTTGATCGTTCGTCCACCCCTTTCCGAAGAGTGCATCAATGAACTCCTCAGGCGTCACGGCGCTTCTCCTGCAGGGCGTCCGCCACAACCCCATTGAGGCTGCGGACGAACTCGATGCACTTCTCGCGCTCTGCTCGGGCGATTTTAGGCGCAGCCGCTGCGATAAAGCCATTGGCAAGTTTCACTAGGTCTTCCTCGAGGAAGGCGTAGTTCTCCTCCAACCAGACGCTGCGGAAGGCCTCCTTGACCTCTTCAGTCGTCAGGTTCATGAGCGCACCTTCTTGCGTCCGGGAGCCTTGCGGGGGGTTCCGTCCTTCTTCAGGCCGTACTTGGCGGGGCGAACCTGTGCCGTCACAGGGCTGTTGACTGTAACGATCGTCACAGCGGGTTCCTGCTGCTCAATAGCCTTCATCAGGCCATCGCTGTAGGCCTCAACTGCTGCCTTGACGATGCTGTATTGAGTGTTGGTGAGTTGCAAAGTGATCATGTTCTCTCCTTAGAAGATGCCAAACCAAACCCCGGTGCCGTGGACACAGCCCACCGGGAAGAAGATCGACCCAACAAGCAGAAGCATCCACTTGCTCGTTGAGATCGACACCACAACGTGGGTCAGCCATGCCAACCCAGTCCAAACGAGGAGCAAAAGGCCCCAGAATCCTTCTTCCATTTACCTCTCCAATCCGCTCTTCGCGTACCAATAGTTGAGCAACGACTCGAACATTGCCCGACCCCTGTTTAGGTCTTCTTGAGACCACTCCCTGACTACAGCCAGTCCCGGCTCTGTGACCGAGACGAACACGTTGGCGCATCGAGCATCAGGCAGATCAAGCCCAATCCTGTAAGCAGCCAGTTGCATGAGGTGCTCGTCGTATCCCTGAATCTTCTCCATTTGGTCACGACTGAACTCCTTTGTCTTAAAATCGATCACAACGCCATTCCCGTCGCGGGAATGAAGGTCTACTTTTCCCCCAAAACCCATGGGGTGGCCAAAAGACTTCTCCGTAGACCACTCAAGATCGCCAAAAATCTTGATGACCTCGTCCTCCGTACCCAGTACGGCGTCGGAGAACTTCATCGTGACGTGACGGGTCTCGAAGAAGGATTCAAGGGCAGCATGGACCTCTGATCCCCTGTCGGCGGCCTGCTTGGCCTGCTCCTTGGAGTCGGTCTGGATCCTCGAGATGAAGGACTCTTCCGTCTCCTCCGGCGCCCGCGGAAGGGTCAGGGCGGCCATCATCATCTGCTGCAACTTCCAAGCCTCAAGGCCCGGAGATGCCGCGCACTTGATGATGGTGGTCACCGAGGGCACCAACTTGAGTTTGCGGGCGTCCCTGAGGTTTGTCGGGCGCGGTAGCCCGTTCCTGTCAGGGACTGAGTACATCGGGTCACCCTCTCGGGTATACCAATGCTGACTCTCAGATGCGCGAACGATCATGGGTACTCCTAGAAGGGGATGTCTTGGTCGATGTCGTCGAACTTGCTCTTGGTGGCCTCTGGAGCGTCCCCAGAGCGCTTCAAGGACTGGAACTCAGGTGAGGACTCAATCTTGGCTTTCAGGCCCTTGGAGAAGGTCTCATACAGTTCCCAGTCAGGCTCCCCGAGGCGGAACAACTGGAGTTCGTTGTGGCCTGCAGGAAGGCCCTTCTGCTTCAGGAAGGAAGGAACAGGGCCGATTCCTGCCACGTTGGCGAAGGTCTTATCCCCTTGACGGCCCACCTTGTGGACGACGTTCAGGAGGCACCACTGGCCGAGGATGTTCTTGAGGTCGAAGCGCTTTGCTTCGGCGTCCGTCCAAGGCTTACCCCTCCATGCCTGCAGATCCTTCCGCAGGGTGGCGGCTTCGTTCCACGACAGGGTGTAGTTCTTGAAGATGGCCATCGGCACGCCGTCTTCCGTGACGGTGGGTTCCCCGGCCTCATCTTCGGAGTGGATCTCCCATCCGAGCATGACCTGACGTTGGAACTTCACATCGGCCTCGTAGCGGCGCTCCTGTGTACCCAGATCGACGATCCGGTACAGGCGAGCCAGATGATTGCCGGGAGGAACCAACTTGAACTCACGACTTCCGCTGCTTTCTACAAAGAAACTCATTTCTCTTCCTTCACTTGGTTAACTACCGCGGTTGCGGCTGCTTCATCAAACCCTGCCTCACGCAGGTCACTCTCCAGACGCCAGAGGATGTACTCCTTCTGGGCCTCAGGATCCTTCTTCCATTCTTCGTATTCGTTCATGGATTCATGCACCACGCAAAGACACTGGAGGCCCTGATCTTCGCCTTCTGGCGGTGATATGCAGCCTTCCAGTGGTACTTCTTGTCCATGCCCTTTGGAGACTTCTTGTCCGCTTCCTTGGACTTCCCGACGTTCCATTGAGCAACCCACTGCTCTCTCCTGCCCATGTTCTGCCTCTGCCACCCCGAGATGTAAATCAATGCACCTCGTGACCGCAGGCGGGTGATTGTGCCGCTAATTATCTTTGTGTCAAAGCCCGTAATCTTTTGAAGTTCTCTAATCGTGGCGGGCTGTTCGTTGATGTAGGACAGGATCACCTCTGTCTTTGTCATTTCTTCCTCTTTACTGGCGCTGACTTGGGATGCGGTTGCGGACCTGCTCTGCCAATTCTTTATGACCGGCGTTCTCGACCATCTCGGCGCAGGCGTCGCGTTCGATCATCACGGCCTGTCTTGAGGTCTCAATGGCGATGGCCATGATCTCTGCCTTGGCTTGATTGAGTGCTTCTTCAAACTCCTTCTGAGTAAACAGGGTCTGGCCTTGAGACCCGAGGAGGAATCGTTTCTGGAAATCTGTCAGTTCTGGTTTGCTCATGTTCTGCTCCTAATTGCTGCGGCGCATCGTTTTGCTTCTTCGTCCTCTCGGTTGTTGTCGCCCATCACCCGCGTCTCGCACACCTTCGCGCAAGCCTCTCGCTCGGCGGCTACGCCACTGGCATACCCGTCTTCCCATGCGCTTTGGGATTGAATCCGTGGATGGTCTAACGCATTGCACAGGGTGTTCTCCCACGCGAGGAATGATCCAGATGGTTTCATTTCTGCCTTGACTCGCTCTCGCTCATGCTGCTCGACAAGGGCGGCGAAGCGTTTAAGGTCTTCCGCATCGCCTTCAACCGTCTCTCGCTCATTAGTCCAAACGAAAAATCCCGCCTCCCGCGCCAGTCGGATGATGGTGTCACGATCCATGCTCATACTTCCTCCTGCTTGATGCCGTGTGCGCGTTCGATGGCACGGGCAAACTCAATGAAATCATCATGCTCTGCAAACGCAGGGTCAATCGGGGGCGCGTGTTTAACTGCAAGCAATTCAATTTGATGCTCAGTCAGCGGCTTGCGCTGTTGTGCTTCTGTATAAAGCGGCACAAGACCCTCCTTGCCTTTTATCGTTGTCCACATGACGGGTTCGCTCATAGCATCCCCCACAGGTAGCTAACCAACACCCCGACCAACACGAAAGGCCCGAGAAAGATCACAAGCAAGATGGCAAGTGCCCATGCAGTAGCAAGCCAATCGGTAAGCCATCTCATGCCTTCTCCTTTACTTTTGAAAAGACATAAGACCAAACAAAGCCACCGCCAACTTTTGCCGCAAACTGCATCAGCACGATGTGAGGCATCAGAGAACTAAATGCGATAGTCGGGAAGATTAACGAATCTACTGCAGCACCGGCCACATTTGACTTGTTGGCCTTGGCAAACCAAGTTCCCTTGGCCTTGGTAAACACCGACCAATCCACAAAGGCGGCTCCGGTGAACGCAACTGCTGAGGCAATCGCAATCATGTGCGCTGATGGGTTGGCGAGGTAGGTAATCAACCCTGATGCGACTATCAGGCATAGCATCTGAACCTGATTCAGTCGCGTCTGCAACCAATCGCGCAGTGTCAGGTCAAGGCCAATCAAGAAAAAAGCATTGATAGGGCTTACCCACGGCCCAAATGCGGCTATGGTCAGGTTGGCAACCGTCATAGCGACGGCATAGATCACGATTGCAATGTAAAGCACAGTTCCTCCTGTGTTTCAATGAATGCCGGTGCTGAGTTGTTTGCCTCAATACGCTCGGCAATGACTTCTGCGCGTTGCGCCACGGTCGGCGGCAGATACGACCCAAACCGACTAAGCGAACCCGAATTGACTGCCGCATTGGTGGAATCGGCAGAGGACAAGGGTAGGCGCGTGAAGATGTCAGGATCAAGCATCCGAAGCCCATGCAACTTGCAAAATGGTCGGCCTTGCTCGTCGCACACGGCCTTCATTGCTTGCTTCATCCTGCCCCACCATTGCGGTGTGCCTACCGAAGAAAACTCCCCGCTAGACCCCAAAGCAACCGTTCTGAACCGCCTTGCCAACCAAGTTAGCCTCGGCGTGGGCTCATGCATATGCCACACGGGAACACCGTTCAGCACCTTCGGCCATCTCTCAACTAGCGCATCGTTTTCTTGAGCCGTACCGTCGATCACATCAGGAATCAGGGCAAAGTCAAAGCCGGGGTGTCGATGCCACTCTGCCACCCACTTGATATAACCATCGACATCAAGTTTGCCGCCTTGCTTCCACACGGTAAACGCGCCGTTGTCCAAGCAAAATGACTGGCAAACTTCCGCAACGATGCCTATGTCATCCTGATAACTAAATGGCACAAGGGCATGGCGACCCGCCAAGAACCTAGCCGCATCCTTGCGCGGACCACCGATGGGGGTTCCGTGGTAGTGAATCATGCCTCGCCCCCAATCCCGTGTGCGCGTTCGATGGCTCTGACAAATTCAAGCACATCTTCGTACTCCCAGTGCTGCCCGGGCGCAGGCCATGTCGGATTAATCTCGTGCAATTCAGGCTCAGTCAGCGGCTTTCGCTGCCTCGGAGCGTGAACCATGAGATTGCCTTCCCACACAGCGCCGCAGACGCAGGTCACAGTGTTTTGCTCAGGCTCCTGCTCAGGCTCCGCAAGCGCGGTGCGGAGGGCTTCTCTGGCTCTTAATACTTCTTGCCTGTCTTTTGCCAAGGGCGTTGTCGCAACTTCCAACGCCTCAAGCGCCTGCTGCGCTGCTTCTCGTAGGCTCATTTCGTCACCACCAAAAGCAACGCCACAAGCAACCCACCATTGATGAGTGCAAGCAGCAGGATGTAGGACAAGGGGACTTTCTGAGGCTTGCAGATCAGAGCAGTCTGCAACCGCTCCATGTCGCGGCTGATCTCAGGAAGTTTGACGGGAGGCTCGTAACGGCTGCCGATGGCAACCTTGCCCGTGTTGTAGGGGACTTGCTTCATTTCATCTCCAGTTACCGCCTCTTCGGCGTGTTGGAAGTAGAACACGACTTTGATCTTGCGTCAACATTGTCTTTGACGGGAAGTGCAAGTACACTGGGAGAATGAACCTCAAACAATACTTCGACGAAGAGCCCATAGGCGCCATCAAGGAGATGGCCGAGTACCTAGGGGTGACGCAGTCATGGATGTCCTTGCTGATCCACGAGCGCAGGAAGCCCTCTGCGGCATTGTCCAAGCGTATCGAGGACGCCACGCAAGGGCTCGTGACGCGCAGGGAGTTGCGCCCGGATCTTTTCCTGTAGTAGCATCTTGACACGCCGTGAGAAGCGTAAAAGGTGTGTCTGAGTCAGTCTCCTTGGGGGACGGCCTCAGATGCCGTTTCATCACCCGCAACGGGTGCAGACACCCCCGGTAATTCTCACACTGGGGTCGTCCACCCAAGGAGATTGGCTATGCCCATATACAGGGCCATCAGTGAGACGGAAATCTCCGTCTACATCACGCACGGGGGCTTTATCGCCATCAAGGGCGATGACAACGCCCTAGGGAAAAGCGTCCTGCTTCTGCTGTCCGCCCGTCAAGCGGAGCGGCTGCTTGCAGACCTGCCAGATCTGGTTGAGATGGCGACCGCACAGCAAGCAGAGTATCTTGAAGGAGGCGACGATGCCGAATCGTCTAATCCGTGACGAGATGCTCGAGTCGGAGGCGATTCTCTCGCTTCCCGTTGAAGCCCGGTGGCTGTATGTCACCATCCTCCTGTCTGCCGACGACCTAGGGCTCTTTGAGGCCACCAGTTTCAAACTGGCACGCCGCGCCGATATCCGTCGAGAGTCCGGCGACAAGTTGCTTCAGATGCTCGCCGACGCCGACCTTATCCGCCTTTACGAGGTGGCCGGGAAGCGTTACGGCTTCATTCCGAAGTTCCGACAGCGCATCCAGATCAAGTTCCCCAAGCATCCGCTTCCTCCTGTTGCCTTGATGCAGGGCGATGATGACGCTATCAGCAAAATCAACGGCTTAGGGTCAAAAACAACCGTTGGGCAACTGGAGTCCACGGATGTGCATCAGAAGTTCACTGCTGCCCAACCGCCTGAAGCGAAAGCGAAAGCGAAAGAAGAAGCGAAAGAAGAAGGAAGCATAGGAGCATCTAAGAAAGATAGGAGTGGGGTTAAGAAAAATACACGCACATCGACAGTCGTCGAGTGCTTCCCCGGTGTGGAACCCCAAGTCTGGGAAGACTGGTTGGCCATCAGGAAAGCGAAGAGGCTGCCTCTCACAAAGACCGCGATGGATGAGATTGAGGCGGAAGTTTCTAAGGCGGGAATTTCCATGCAGGAGGCATTGAAGTTTTGCTGCCTGAATGGGTGGGGAAGTTTTAGGGCATCTTGGTATCAGAAGGAAAAAGGCTCGACCCTCAACAAGCAGGAGGCCCTCGAGCGCCGGAACAAGGAAGTCGGCCTGCGTTGGCTGCAAAACCAAGGAGCGATGAATGAAAGCGAGTGACAAGCCTCAGTTCATGGAACTGATCACCGATGTCTTGGCCTTCTACAAGCAGGACGTCTCGGACTTCGCCATCACCGTCTGGTGGCAGGCCGCCCAGTCCTTCGATCTCGAGCAGGTCCGCAAGGCCCTGACCTCCCACGCCATGGATCCGGAGAAGGGCCAGTTCCCCCCAAAACCCGCCGATCTCGTCCGAGCGCTCCAAGGTACGCATACGGATAGGGCCTTATTGGCGTGGAATAGGGCCTACAAGGCGATTTCTCAGGTCGGGGCATACCAGACCCTTGACCTAGGCGATCCGATCGCTCATGCGGCGATTCAGAGCCTCGGGGGGTGGGTGAAGTTCTGCCAGTCCGATGTTGACGAACTTCCCTTCCTTCAGAAGCGGTTCTGCGACTTCTACCGCACCTACACGACCCGAGGGGTCGAGGACGCCCCTGCCCGCCTGTCTGGCATCGCGGCCATCGAGAACGGAGCCAAGGGCTACATCGAGGCCGAAAAACCCCTACTACTGAGGAACTGACATGGAAGATCTATCCCTGATGTGTGGCGCTCGAGGTTGTCCCAACCGTTGGAGCGTGGATGGTGGAAATGGGCGCCTTTGCTCTCGTCATGCGTGGAGTCAGCCCAAGGACTGGCCATCGATCACCGAGTCCATCAATCGGAGCCCTGTCGAGGCCATCTCTCAATCCCGGCAGATCTCTGACGAGGAGAAGTTGAGCATCCTGAGGAAGTTGGAGCAGATCGGCGCTTCTGACGATCCGAAGAGGTGGGCCAAGGCGCTGAAGGAGCGGGAGGCTCGAGGTGACCGCCTGAGTTCGTTCCAGAGATCTGCGTGGCGTGAGGCGATTGGAGAGCGCAATGACTGAAAAGCAAACCGACCAGAAGACCCTGCGGGACGAGTTCGCCATGGCGGCCATGGCTGCACTCTTGGCCGACATCATCAAGCACCAGAGGGACGGTGTTGGGGAGATCGTCGCCAAGCAGGCTTACAAGATGGCCGACGCCATGCTGAAGGAGCGCAATGACCCGTGAAGAAGCGCACCGCCTCCTCAACAGCCTCAAAGACGGTATGGATGCCTCTGCAGATCAAATTCGAGACGCTCTTACCGCCACCGGAGATCTGGGAGCACATGAGGAACTGCGAGGCCAGACACTGGGTGAAGAGGTTCAACGAGATCAAGTCCGAAGGTGGTTTTACTGCGGCACGAGACTGGTGGCAGAAGACCTCACAAGACATTGAGAAGAGAAGGGGGCCAGACGCACTGGCCGATTTGAAGCAAAGAATGAACAAGGTGAAATGATGGACGTTTTGACTGAAGCAGGTAAGAAGACTTTGATTGATGAAAAGAGGGCTCAGGAGATATTCGAGAGCAACTACCCTCGAATGGTATACGCCCACACGCCGAAGAACAAACCGGCTGACGTTGATTCGGTGCTCATTGAGGGCGGTGAGATCTGCGCTGTCGTTGAGACCAAGTGCCGGTACGACATGGATCTGGACAAGTTCAACAAGCAATACGGCAGCGTGTGGTTGGTGACCATGAGCAAGATCGAAAAGGGTCGTGCGATGTCAGACGCCCTTTGTGTGCCGTTCGTTGGGTTCTTGTATCTCAAACAGTCCGATGTGCTTCTGGTGCAGAAGATCTATGAGGGCGGAACGTACTTTCCAAAAATCGTGATTGAAAACACGATCACTCAAAGAACCGTCAACGGGGGTCATGTCGAAAGGACCAATGCGTACATCGACATGGCAGGTGCAAAACTTCTGAGGATGAAAAATGAGAGTGGTTGGAATTGATCCCGGTTCGTCCGGCGCCATGGTGGTGCTCGAGGACGGCGTGCCGATCGAGTGGGACCGTATGCCGACGATGACTGTCGGCAAGAGCGAGCGAGTTAACCCGGTTCTGGTGCATGACTTCCTCGCCAGTTCCTGCTGCGTCCACATCTTCATTGAGATGGTCGGAGCGATGCCCAAACAGGGGGTTACCTCGATGTTCAACTTCGGTCACTCTGTGGGCACAGTGATGGGAGTGATCGGCTCCCTTGGGCTGCCTTACACCTTGGTGCCTCCGCAGGCATGGAAGAAGTCCGAAGGCCTGATCGGCACCGAGAAGGATGCTGCTCGAGTCCGGGCAATGCAGTTGTGGCCGAAGTGGGACGAACTGCACAAGAAGATCCAAGGCCGCGCCTTGGCCGACGCCGCACTCATTGCACGGCACGGGTATGCATCGATGGTTTGATGACGCCATGGACGATCTTGGAATCATCCTTCTGGTCCTGCTCGCCTTCGGGTTGGGCGTGATCGCAATCTACATCTGGTGGTGGTGATGGAAAAGGTAATTGACCCAAACGACGCGATCGACTTCATGATCGCCAACGCGAAGAAGTACGCCCAAGCAAAGGCCAACAGAGTCTATTGCGAGGAGTACCGCAAGACGATGAAGGCCGAACTCTGCAAGGAGGCCCTCGTGGCAGGCTTTGAGGCCGTCAACGCACAGGAGCGGGAGGCGTACAGCCACCCAGACTACAAAGAGCACCTCAAGGCCATCAAACAGGCCATAGAGGAGGAAGAGCGCCTGCGGTGGATGCTTGTGGCTGCACAGGCCCGCATCGATGTCTGGAGGTCTCTGGAGGCCTCTAATCGGGCTCAGGACAGGGCTACCCTGTGACCACCATTGCCGAGCGCAAGCACATGAGCAGAGTGGCCGATCTGGGCTGCTCTGTGTGCCGAAGGATGGGCTATCCCGGCACGCCCGCGGAACTGCACCATCCTCGAGCCGGTGTCGGCATGGCCAAGAGGGCAAGCCACTTCGATGTCATCCCTCTCTGTCCCGAGCATCACCGCGGCAAGACGGGAGTTCACGGGCTAGGGACGAAGGGCTTTCCCAAGCACTGGGGCTTCACAGAGCAGGATCTCCTTGAGGACACCAAGAGACTGCTAAATCCGACTGAACCTTAGGGTTTATCACTAGACACTGGTTTTGACTTTAGATTAAAGTTGCAACCACTGCAGCACGGTGTTGCAGGGTAAACGAAAGGTAACTGATCATGGACGCAAACAACATCCCTCTCCTTCACGCTGACGAACTCGGCCTCCTGTTGGCCCAGATCGCTGAACTGACGGCCAAGGCCGAGTCGATCAAGAGCGCGATGAAGGATGTCGCCACCAACGGCGGCGGCTCGGTGTTCGAGGGCAACTACTTCAAGGCTTCGGTCATCGAGGCCAACCGCAAGGTCACCGACTGGAAGGCGATCGCCAAGGCCTGCAACATCCCTGAGGATGTCATCGTGGCCAACACGACCGTCACCGCCGTGTTCTCTGTCAAGACCACCACCCGTTAATCAACCGGGGGCTCTGGCCCCCACATCAACCGCCCCTCAGGGGTATTCACTGGAGAAAGTAAATGGCAATCAAGGAAGAAACCTGCGTTATCACCCCGCCGAAGTTCGGCGTCACCGACTTCTTCATCGAGGGCGCTGCCCCTCTGGTGGTGGAGCGCTTCAGCAAGAAGGCTGAACTCATGGCAAAGATGGCCGAGGGCCAGTCCGCCAAGAACAAGAAGAACCGCGAGGCTCGGGACTACGACAAAGAGGCCGAGGAGGCACGCTATCGCAGCATGGACGGTTGGGAGGGCATGAACGCCGCGGCATTCCGTGCAGCCATGATCAGCGCTTGCCGACTGGTCGGGTTCAAGATGACCCTTGCGAAGTTGTCAGCGTTCGTTGAGGCTGATGGCTTCGACAAGAACGATGGCGTCCCTCTCGTCCGCATCTACGGCGAGAGCCACGTCTACACGGCACACACTCGAAACGCCACTGGCGTAGTCGATGTCCGTTCCCGTCCCATGTATCGCAACTGGGCTGCGCGTCTGCGTATCCGGTACGACATGGACCAGTTCAAGATGGCCGATGTCTTGAACCTTGTCTCCCGGTGCGGGATGCAAGTGGGTATCGGTGCAGGTCGTCCTGACAGCAAGGCTTCTGCCGGATGTGGGTTCGGTCTGTTCAATGTGGTTCCTTCTGACAGAGAGAAGGAAGTGATCAAGAAGTTCAAGATTCAATAAGGCCGGTAAGGAAAGGCCGGGATAGGCGACGTCTGTCCCGGCGAGGCACGGCAGGCGGGGCATGGCGTGGCGAGGTGATGTGTGGTGTGTCACGGTCTGGCGCAGCGAGGCAGGCATGGAGTGGCGAGGCTCGGACTGATCCGGAGCGGAGACGATAGGCAAGGCAGGTTAGGCACGGCCCGTTCGCGCGGGTTCGGGACTGGCAAGGCAGGTAAGGCGGGGCGGGGCTGAGCAAGGCAAGGTACGGTCTGACACCGCAGGCATTCAACTTTGAAGGAGAGATGAAATGGAAATGGAACGTAAGTACCTGACACAGGTCGCCAAGCAGAATGGCGGAATGTTGTTGGTGGATCAGGTGATTGACTTGGCTCGGGATGAGAACAACATCCTGCACAAGCACTTCACATGGGACGACTCAAAGGCGGCAGACGCCTATCGCAAGCAAGAGGCTCGAGCACTGATCCAACGGTGCCGAATCAAACTGGTGGAGACGGAAGCCATGGAGGTCCGCGCCTTCGTCAGCCTCCCGACAGACCGGGAGAACGGTGGCGGCTACCGCCTGACCACTCGAGTGATGAGCGACGACAACCTGAAGGAGGAACTCCTGCACGACATCAAGATGACGATCCAACGGTGGAACAAGAAACTCCACCTCTTGGATCAGGATCTGGCTGAACTGCTGATGGCTGTGGAGGAGAGGCTGCAGGGCGTCCCTGTTGAGGAGCACAGGACTGCAGCATGATGAGTCGGGAGGGCGCCTCAAGCAGGCCCCTCCCTCTGCAAAGGAGTAGCAAATGAGCACAGAGCAGAGGATCGAGTCTGGCGTCAGCCTGCTGTGGTGGCTTGCTGTTTACGCCGCGGCCATGGTGGTGGTGATCTTGGACATGACGGTCTGGCGCCCATGGTGAGTTAGGGTTTGTCCTATCTTCCTGTCGCACTTTAACTTTGGGTTAGAATGGCATCACTGCACGACGCAGGGCAACTGGAGCAAAGACATGAAGCACATCGCAGACTTCGAGACCACGATCAACGGCATTCCTTGCGGGGTGGTGGTGACGCAGGCTCAGTGGGATCACGCTGACGACGGTCGGTGGTTTGAGTCCGACTGGTTCCTCGTGGACCGTAAGGGCTACAAGGCCAACTGGCTTGAGCAGAAGATCACGGACGCCGACGAGCGCCGCATCTATCGTGAGATCAAGCGGGTGTACTCATGAGCCTGCAGGACTGCATCAATCTGGACGAGGCCATCGCAATAGCGGAGGGCCTCCTCTCTCAAGCCGAGTGGTACTGGATCTGCGAGAGCGAGACAGGCTACTGGGCACAGAAGTACCCTTGGCTTTACAGTTAAACAGAGGTGACTGAAATGGACATGAAAGAGATCGATCAAATTCTGGTTGGCAAGCCCCCTGAGAAGCGTCAGCCGATGGACTACGCAAAGGCCACGGGCAAGGCCGCTGCGATTATCTGGGGCCTGCTTTACGGGATGGACCCGGAGCTGAGGGAGCGGTGCGAGAAGATCCTCCGATCGCACGCAGAAAGTGTTGAAGAAACAACAACTTAGTCGTAAAATCAAGGCCCCACGGGGCCAAGGAGCGCATTATGTTGAAGAAGATCGCGGCCGCACTGGCCATCGCCGGAACCGCCACCGCCGTCTGGGCCTCGTGCTCGACGCATACGGTGACCATCAACGGCAAGACCACCACCTGCACGACTTGCTGCACGGGACAGGGCGCATACCGCTCCTGCACCACGACCTGCAACTGACACTCAGGAGCCGCAATCCTTAACTGCGGTGGCGGGCGGAGAAAATTAGAGCCGCTGACACTCGGAAAGACGGGGCCAACACGCATGGGGATTGGCGTACACGACTGCAGCGTGGCCCATAAAGAGAAACCAGTCCCCAGTCGTGTTGGTGAAGGACGCAGGCTGATGCGTAAACCGTGAGCGGCAGGGCGCCCAAGGGCCTCTAACCCCGGAGGTCGAGCAGGCGTTTCACGATGAGGGGTGCCGCAAGCCGGAGATCAGCGCCGGCCATCAACTACCCAAAACCCAAAACTGCGAGTTAAACTCCACGGCAAATGTCTCTGAAAGTACGAGATGCCACGGAAACCCACCAAAACCGCGCCAGAGCCCTCAAATGCCCCTGACCAAGGGGTAGATACCACCGAGGCTCAGAAAACGCCCCAAGAGCCGCCAAAGAAGAAGATCGGCCGCCCATCCAAGTACACCCCAGAGATCGCCCAGAAGATGTGCGAGATGCTCAGTGACGGCATCCCACTGAGAGAGATCTGTAGGCAGGACGGATTCCCCGAGTGGCGGACGGTGTATGACTGGATGTATCGGGATGAGGCTCTTTCCGCAGCCATCGCACGCGCACGGGAGGCCGGTTATGACGCCATGGCTGAGGAATGCATCCTGATTGCCGACAATCCTCAGTGGGGTCAGGTCCAAACCATGACGGATAAGGGAACCTCCACGACCGTCGAGGATATGTTGGGCCACCGGAAACTCCGGATCGAAACCCGGCTGAAACTGTTGGCCAAGTGGAACCCCAAGAAGTATGGGGACAAGGTTCATCTGGCCGGGGACGCCGAGAACCCCCTGAAGGTGGAAGCGGATGTGACCATCTTCGATACGGTGCTGAAGGGCCTCGAGCAGTCCCGCCGTGGATGAACTCGTCGCCGTCCTGAAGGATCAGGAGATCCGGGAGAAGTTCAAGCGTCTCCCGGCTGACAGGCAGGCCGCCTTCTCTTGGAGGGCAGGATGGCTCACCAAGGCTCACAAGCACCAGATCGTCCCTGAGGGGGATTGGAGCATCTGGCTCCTCCTCGCAGGCCGCGGCGCCGGTAAGACCCGTACAGCGGCAGAGCAGATTGGCTACTGGGCGTGGGAGCAGCCGGGAACCCGTTGGCTCGTGGCCGCACCTACCTCCGCGGATGTCCGGGCTACCTGCTTCGAGGGCGACAGCGGCCTGATCGAGGTGATTCCGTCCATCCTCGTGGCCGACTACAACCGGGCGTACCACGAGATCAAACTCACCAACGGCTCACTTATTAAGGGCATCCCTGCGTCGGAGCCAGAGCGCTTCCGCGGTGGCCAATGGCACGGGGCGTGGTGCGATGAGTTGGCTGCATGGGACTACCTGCAGGATGC